CCGTCTGCACAGCAAATTGCTGTCAATCTGGGTGGCGGCGCTAACACGGGTCTCACGCTGGCTAAACTAACCGCCGCTTCGTTCAAATTCGATTCTAACGATGTTGACGAGATGGGCCGCGTGTTTGTGTATTCGGCTAAACAGTTGAACAACCTTCTGACGAATGTTGACCAAGTTAATTCGGTTCTCTACAACGAGGTTCGCGCCTTGTTCAAGGGCCGCGTTGAAGAGTTCATGGGCTTCCATTTTGTGCGGACCCAGCTCCTTCCGATTACGTCGAACGTGCGTCAGTGTTTTGCTTACCAGAAGGAATTTCTCCTAATGGGTATTGGCGAAGACCAGAAGACCCGCATCGACATTCTTGCCGACAACTCCCACGCCATTCAGGTGCGTACCGTCATCCTCGCGGATGCGACCCGCCTTGAAGAGCAGGGCGTCGTTGAAATTGATTGTGATGAAAGCGTCTAAGCCATTAAACTATAACCCTTAATACAAAGGACAAACTAACATGGCAACATTCCAATCAAACATCGCGGCGGCCCAAGTGACCGGCGCTAACTTCCCTGGCGGCAGCGGCGGTCTTACGACCCAGCCCGGTGGCTTTAACGACCCAGTTCTTGAACTGGGAACCGCTTCTGTCATCACCGCCCTTTATACCATGACCGGTAATGAAGCGATTAACGACATCATCCAGATCGCTTTGCTCGGTCAGGGTGCTATCGTGTCGCCCGAATCGACGGTTGTGGGTAACGGCATTGCTACCTCGGCTACGATCAGCGTAGGAGATACCGATACGGTTGGTGGCACCGTCACGGCTGACGCAGCCCGTTACTCGGGTTCTGTCAGCGTCTCGGCTAACACCACGACCACGGCCATCTCCTTCACCGGCGGCACCGTGCTCAATGCTCCAGCGTCTATTACTGACGAACCGGTTTGGATTCGGGCTAAAATCCTGACCCTGAACACCCCGGTTGCCGGCAAAACGCTGTGTTTCCGTCTGCGTCTCACTGATAACCGCTAATCTCTAAACGGATTATATGGTTCCCCAGCCCGTTCTCTTGTAGAGCGTGCTGGGGTTTTCTTTTTCTCTATGGCATCTACAATTTCAATCACGGACATTGCGAACATGGCGTTGGCTAAGGTAGGTGCTACGACGATCACTAGCCTAGACGACACGACCAGTACGTCAGCCATTGTTTGCAAATCTAACCTCCAGCTATCCATTCAAGAAGTGGGGCGGTCCCATAATTGGAATTGCTTGACGAAATCGGTGGTACTTACCGCCGTTCCGCAAGACCCGATCAACACAAACGGCTTGCCCGCGGGAACGACGCCGTGGGCCGTTAATACGGTCTATGCGGCAAATGCCTACGTTACCTATGGCAACGCGCTTTATCAGGCTCTAATCGCCAACACGAGCACTTACAGTTTTGTCAACGATTTGACGGCTGGGTTTTGGTTTGAAACCGACGTGTTCAACTCTGACCCATTTGGCGAAATTGACTGTGGCGGTGGCGGTAACTATCCGTCCGGCTGGGCTTACAAGTATTCCCTCCCGGCTGACTTTATCCTGCTGTCTTCGCTTAACGATCAATACTGCGATCAAGCGGAGATTCAGTACGAGATTCAAGGCTTGTTCCTTTACACGAACAGCACCCAGGCAGTCATTAAGTACGTCGCGTACATCACTGACTCCACCATTTACGATTCACTATTCACAAGCGCATTGGTGTTTATGCTGGCGTCCCGCATTGCAACCACGCTTCGGCAAGATGACACCGCCATTGCCGACAAGATGGTCACGTTCTACCTCAAGGCTCTCCGTGATGCTCGCGTTAAAGACGCCGGCGAACGCAAGCCGCGCCGGTTCAGTCCGGTCAACAATTCCCGCTTTGTCGCTTCCCGTTACTTCAGCACTAATTCGTAATGACGAAATCTATCGAAAATCAACTGAGCTGGAGCGCTGGCGAATGGAGTCCGCTCCTAGACGCTCGGGTTGATAACCCAAAGTACCGTCACGCCTGCCGTCAGCTTCAGAACATGATCGTGATGAAGCAAGGCGGCGCCACTCGTCGGCCCGGCACTCGATACGTTGGCACCGCTAAGTACGCGAGTAACTTTGTTATCCAAAACAACGCGGTTCGGTTGATGAAGTTTCAGTTTTCCCCAACAACCTCTTTTGTCTTAGAGTTTGGTCAACAATACATTCGGTTTTATTCTAACCAGCAGCAAGTAATGATTAACTCCGCTGCCAACTGGGTGAGCGGTACGGCTTATGTCGTAGGAAACTTTGTTAAAGATACAACCAATAACTTAATTTACTACTGCATATCAGCAATTACCGGAAGCACGAAACCAAGCAGTGATTCGACCCATTGGGTGCAACAAAACATTTACGAGGTTCCGTCTCCTTATTCGGCTATTGTTGCGCCTAATTATGATACATGGACGGCTGAAGTGTTTGCCGTAGTGCCCTGCCAGATTAACGACGTGATTTATTTGGTTCATCCAAATTATCCGCCGTATAAACTGACGCGCATTTCCGACAGCCCGCCTAGCTGGACGATGGAGCAGGTTAAGTTTTTAACGCCTGCGTTGCTAGATCAGAACGCGTCAAACACGACAATGACGGCTTCGGCTACAACCGGAAACATAACCGTTGAGGCTCATGCTCCAGCTTGGGTTACGGCTACATATTACCAACCTGGCGACACCGTAGATCATGCAAGCGCAAATTGGATTTGCCTTGTTTCAAACGTGTCAGGCACTTGGTCAACTGACCTTGCCGCTGGAAAATGGAAGGAAATCACTTACTTTAATTCACAGCAAATAGGGAGCACGTGGCAGCTTTCCTATCTCCGAAGCTCTTCCTCCGTTTCAATTGATATTACATCCAACAGCATAAGCTCTAGTTTAGAAGCTCGCGGGGAATGGGAGTTGCACACTTACGGCGTATGGAGTGCGGACGTTACGCTTGAACGTTCTTTTGACGATTCCCTAACATGGGAAAAAGTTCGCACGATTACCGGGCGCACGGATCGCAACGCTGACGTTAAAGGTATTGCCGTTAAGCCAGCGATTTACCGCATTAACCTTACCAATTACGCATCTCCTGCTACCCCCGGAGCTAGTACGCCCCGCGCTGTCTTTGAAGTCGTTGACGCACTTGTGCCCGGCTTGGTTCAGATTACTGGCATAATCAACGGCAATGCGGCCAACGCCACGGTTATTACGCCATTGGATAGCACGAGCGGAACGCCATTCTGGAGCGAAGGCGCTTGGTCTGCGTACCGTGGTTATCCGCAAGCCGTCACCAGTTTTCAGCAACGCGTAATTTACGCCGGGTCGTCTTACGAACCGCAACGCATTTGGGGTTCTGTTACAAATGACATTGAGAATTTTGACCGCGGCGACCAGACGCTTGCCACCGATTCCTTCGCATTTGACCTAGCAGCCGTAGGCCGTGGGCCTATCCAGTGGATGATTGCTCAGACCGACCTCTTTGTGGGCTTTAGCGGCGCGGAATGGGTGGTAAACTCCGGTTCTTCATCGTCCAACGGCGGTTCTTCCGGTGCAGCCATCACGCCTACCGCGGTTAATGCCGTTGAACATTCATCGTGGGGCAGTGCGCCTAACGTGCAGCCGGCCATCGTGGGCAACGCGGTTCTCTATCCGCAGCGGGCCGAGCGCACGATCCAGCAGATGCTTTTCAGCATTTATACGCAGAAATACATGTCTGCCGACCTGACATCGCTGTCAGAGCATCTCTTTGGCAAAGGCATGGCTCAAATTGATTACCAGCCGCAGTTTCGGAATCAAGGCATTGTCTGGGTCATCACTAAATCTAATTCGCTTTGCGGCATGACTTATCAGCTTGAGCAGGAAATCTTTGGTTGGTCGCGCCATATTACAGGCGGAACGACGGACACGGGGTTTGAATCTATTGCGGTAGTTGAAGGCCAAGGTTCTGCCGACGATGAAGTTTGGGTTGTCGTCAATCGTCGTGTGGACGGCGCAAATTGGCGTTACATTGAACTTATGGACCCAAACGTCTGGGAGACTCAAGGTTCGTCAATCAATGGCATCCCGCAGCCTTACATTCAAAACGCTTTTTACGTGGATGCCGGAATTACTGTTACCAGCCCAGGCAGCAATGTCATAAGCGGCTTATCTCATCTTAAAGGTCGCATCGTGGTTGGCTTAATTAACGGCAACATTACGTTTGGACCGCTGACCGTTACTTCGGGTGGGACTATTACTATTCCCAATTATACGGCAGCCGGAGGCGACATTCTTCAAGTTGGCTTGCCAGTAAACTACGCGGTGCAAGCCATGCGCCTCGACAGCGACC